GTCGGTTGGGCTTTGGCACTGTTAGACGTGTTCGCCCTTTGACTGACAAGGAGAATATCAATGGAGTTCCTGGAGTTCGTTTTCTGGATGCACTTAAGGTTTCCACGGCTGCTGGTTTTCCGCTGAAAGGTAAAACTTCTGTTTATCTTGAAGGTCCCGATGGTGATAGAGATTTTATAAGTCCTGCCGTGTGGCAACATGTTAAGAAATCTGAAGACATATATTTACAAGGTGGCAGATGTTATCATGTTTTTGTGGCTCATCTTAAGGATGAGCCTGTAAAACTTGGTAAGGACAAAGTGAGAGTCTTTTTTGGGAATGGTACGGTTTTTAAATTGTTGATTCGCAAATATTGGCTCCCTGTCGTGCGCCTCTTATCAGAATTGTCACTATTATCAGAATGTGCCATAGGAATAAACAGCCATGGCGTTGAATGGGAAGAATTTATGTCTTTTGTTGCTCACCATGGCGAGGAAAGATGTGTCGCTGGCGATTATAAAGGTTACGATCAGAAAGAGTTTCTTAACGTGATTCAAGCTTCATATCGTATTTATATAGAATTGGCGGATTCTTTAGGATATTCTGTGTGCGAATTGCAAATCATGCGAGCAATGGTTGCTGATTTATCATTATTTTGTGTGCAATATTACGGTGCCGTTTTGATGATGTCGCGAGGAAACCCTAGTGGACAAAACTTGACATCCTATGTTAACAGTACTGCTAATAGTCTCAACTCTCGGTGTGCCTATTATCAGGCACATGGGGGTACGCCACCACCTTTTAGGAATAATGTTCATATGATGACGTATGGTGATGACGATATTGGTACTGTGTCTGATAAATGCAGTTGGTACAATGCACAGATTAAAGCTTACTGGTTAGACCAATATGGCATATTGTATACTCCGCCAACTAAAGAGGGCGACCATGATCCATTTTATCATGTCAGTGAGGTTGACTTTCTTAAACGCCAAACTGTGTATATACCAGAACTTCAACGACGCCTTGGTGCATTATCAGAGTCTAGCATTGTTAAATCGCTGTCTTGTGGTATACCTGTATCTCACATGACGGAAGAAGAACTTTTTGGAGATCTACTTGATGGTGCTTTGCTGGAGTATGTCGCGCACGGAAGAGCAAAATATGAAGAATTTCGTGAA